TGACGGGGACAAGGCGGGCCTTCGGCTTGTCCTGCTTGGCCACGCGACGTGCGCCCTCGCAGGCATAGCGCAGCGCGTCGATGACGTGGTTTTCCTTGTCCTCCAGCACAGGCAATATGCTGCCAGTGTCCCGGTCGGTCTTGTAGCTGTAGAGCGTCAGTTCATCGATGGTGTGCTTGCAGCGCGGATGCACCACGATGTCAAAAGACTTCAGCCACTCGACGCCCTCCTCGACCGACTTCGGCCCCTTGACCGCCGGCATGATCTTCGGGAAGCCGTTCTTGCGCATGTGGCTGATGGTCTCGGGACGCGCGCTGTCGGCCACCATCGGCCAGCGCTCCGCCTCGGGGATCGTCATGAACAGCGAAGGCGTGTCAACGATCTCGCAGCCCACCTGATAGGCTTCGTGGTCAATATATAGCTTCCGTCCTATAATGTGGCAGCGGATGCCAACGGTCGGATCGGTGGCAAAGCCCCAGTCAGCGCCCAGGCGATGGACGGCATCAGGCGGTGCCTCGAAATCCTCAATGGTCCAGTTCTTGAACACGCGGGTTTCGCTGTTGCGGACATACTCGCCCTTCCAGACGTGCAGGTATTTGTCTGGATCGCGCCGCTTGTCGTATTCCATCTCGTCCTTGAGAACGTCAGGAAACCACGGGTTGTCGGTGTAGTTCACCTCAACGATCACGCTGTCGGGGGGTGGCGTTGGCCCACGCAGCAAGCCCTCAATAGGGTCTGTGTCAAAGCGTGGGTTCCAACTGAACAGCAGTTGCGAGCCGGGCTTGCGGATGGTCGGGCGTAGGAGATCCAGCGAGAACTGGCTGATTGACTGGGCCTCTTCCACCCACGCGATGTCGAACCCCTCCAGCGACTTCACGCTGTCGGCTGTATGGTTCTGCATGCCCTGGAAGATGATGACGCCGCCGTGCGGGCATTTGATCTCGGCCTGCTGCACCTGAAACAAATGACCGACGCCAAGCTCCTCGATCTTGTTTTCGATCAGCTTTTTGACCGACTGCTTCAGCGACTTCTGCACCTCGCGCACGCAGACCACGTCGGTCTTGCGCATGACGCACCGCTCGACGATCCATTCCGCGAAGAAGGTTGACTTGCCAGATCCGCGCCCGCCAAACGCCCCGATATAGCGGGCGCTCTCGCGTTGCAGGATCGGCAGCGCCCAGCGAGGCGTGTTTATGGTGAGGTTCATTGGGGTCCGACTACTAACTGGTCCCACTGGCTCGGTGGCACAGCAATCGAGATGGCTTCTTCAATGTCACGCCGAGACACGCCGAGGGCTTCAGCAGCGCCAGCGATGCCAGCCTGATTGACAAGGCCAATGATCTGCGTCTCTGGCGTGCCGGCTTCTGCATCATCACCGAGAGCAGTAAGCACGGCAGCGCCACCAACGCCCGCGCTCAGGTTGCGAAGATGGGCAAATGCCGGATCGAAGCGGGCGAAGCGGGATCGGATATCTTGCGGATTAAAGGAAACACGCACAAGATTCCCGGATGCTTCTGGCCCGACAACGCCACTGTAACCAGCATCAGATAACAGGCTTGAGGTGAGCTGAGGCCCGAAACCCTCGCGCAGCCTGCTTAATGTCTGATATCTTGGATGATATGGGTCAAGAAACGCGCTCTGCCCTTCATCGCCCTGAATATAGGCACCGCTTTCACCTGATCTGTATGTGAAGTAAGGATCTTGACCTGCCGCCGACCCAATCTCATCTGCTGCGCGCCCTGTCACTTCGGAAAGATCAAATGGGCGATCCATCCGAACCGCAAGCGGCATGACGTTGGCACCATCAGCGAACTCCTTTGACGCCTCAATCGAAGGCCCCTTCACCTTGGGGGCATAGACATTTGCCCTTGTTGCGTTTGTCGTGGTGTAAAAACCAGATCCAAGGGCATCTCTACCACTTCCAAAAAACTTTTCATCAACCGCTGAAATGTCAGAGCCAGTGCCGTGAAGGGTTGGCGCAAAACCCCTAGCCTCAGCCCGCGCCATCCGGCTTGCATAATCCATCGGCAGAGGCGTGTTGAAATACATATACTGGTCGTCAGCCGCATCCATCATCTGCTCGGTGACCTCATCGGCCCGACCTTCGGCGCGAAGCTGGAGAATATCGCGCGCCATCGCTTCGGCTTCGTTGCGCGGGGTTGGCAGGGTTGGCGCTGCTGGCGGCTTTGGTGTGCGGTACATTGACTCGCTGATGGCATAATCTTTGGCCTTGCCCTTGTTCTCGACAAAGCCGAACCGCTTGTAAAATTCTTTCAAGCGCGGAACTGACCCGCCGAAATCTCCAGATGGTGACAGCTTCAACGTCGCGCCCTGAGCATCAACCGCATCAACTAGATCCTGCATGATCTGCGTTCCGATGCCGCTGTTCCGTTGAGACTTAGGAACATCAATCCTATTGAGCGTGTAGCCCTTGGAGGCGTCACCACTCACGCTGATCTTTACATCAGGATACCTAGCACGCAGCACGTCATCAATGGCCTCGCCTCTGCCAACTCCAGGGATCGGGTTGCTGTACATCACCGGCACGGGACCGGGCTGGTTGAGGCGGTCAACAATATCGCGGCCAGCCGCACGCATAGTGTCGCCAGCAGCCTGCGTGGTTGGTGAGAACCCCAGCAGCCCCTCCATCATCGCGCTGGCAGCAGGCACACCGATAGCACGCGCTGCTGCGATAGGTGCAGCAATGCCGGCCACGCCTGACATCATGCTGCCCAGCGCCTCGATGCGTTGCAGGTAGTCTGCGTCCTGCGAGAACAGGCGCTCTCCCGCCCGCATGGCTCCGCCGATGCCTTCGACCGGGTTGAAGGTCTGGTTCAGGAAGGCGAGCCGCTCGGCGATCCCGCCGGGCATATCAAGCGGGCTGGGTTTACGCGGTGCAACACCACGGCTGCGAGGCTCTGCCATAAGAGCCAGATCGCGTTGACGTAGCGCGCGGTCAAGTTCGTCAGCCATGCCTTAGCCCTTCGGATCGATGATGGTTCGCTTGATTTCGACCGGGATGGCGCCGCCGTCTGGGCCGCTGTGTTCGCTCTTCAGCGTGTCGTTCCAATCGGCGCGAAATCGGTTCTTCATCTGGAAAATGTAGCTGGTCGCGTTGAAGCCATCAACGCCGCCGAAGGTGGCGATGCGGCCCTGATCTTCCCACCAGGCTTGGGATTTCCGCAAACCTTCTTTTACGGCGTCGGAAAATTCCGGGTGGATCTTCATCCACTCGTTCAGCGTTTCGCGGTTGATGTCGAGATCGTCAGCCATGCCAACAAGTGTTTTGCCGATCCGTCCGCTTTCGATCACGATGGCGCACATGGCTGGATCGTACTTTGTCGGCCTGCCTGCTGGCATATTGCTCACCTCATCTCGGGCGATGCTGCCCGGTCGCTGGGCGCATTCTAACGCTTCACCGCCAAATATGCAAACTGTCCTACGCCCTCGCGCTTGCAGAACAGGAAGACCAGCTTGTCGGTCTCGGCTCTGGCAGCCGCGTGGCGATGCAGGCCGCCGCAGGTCTGGCCGACATGGTAGACGATGCGGTCGCCCTTCTGCGCCTCGGCCAGCGCGCGGTAGAAGGCATCCTGCTTCGTCTCGCCGGTGATGTAGATCGTGCTGCTCATTCCAAGTCCTCCAAGAAATTGAAATCATCTTCCAGATCCTGCGGCGCGCGTCTGACCGCCTTCACCTCTGCGCCGGGGAATGCCAGCTTCACCGCGTTCACCAGCCCGTTGCGGTGTTCGTGCAGGGCGACAGCCACCTCGCGCATGGTGTGGATCGCGATGCCTGGACGCTTGGCGTAGGCTGCCGGCCACTCGCGCCCATCCTCGATGATGCCGAAGATCGTTCCCTCATATTCATACTCCCAGATCATCGGATCGGAAACGGGCCGACCTAGGCTGACGGCTTCGGCGTCCATCGCGGTCAGCCCGCGCAGACAGATCTCGCACCAGAACTTCACCTTGTCGGGATCTTGTGCGTCGATGGCGCCGTTCAAGCCAGCC